GCCATGTTGGTGTAAGATGCCAGCTCTCCCTCTCGAGGCTATCCTGCGCTGGTACGCCGATAGGCCCGATTCACTGAATGTCAGATCAGTGATGCTGGCTACGTATTTAACGAATTCGCTGAATAATGGATGGCGCTTACTGTTTTCCAAAATACTGATCGTACGGATCGCGAAGAAATCCTGACCAGTCAGCTCATCGTCAAGGTCGGTCCACCTTTCCGGATGGACAATTCGGTTTAGGCCGCGAAAAGTCGGGTAGATACCTTTCACGATCCCATTGTCCATTCGGTCTTCGTCGTGGAAATAGTTCTGCAAGTATACAACCTCATGGTCACCCTCGTGGCCTTTTGAGGGATTTACGTCGAGATTGAACGCATCAAAGGTCTGATAAAGACCTTCCACTTCTGAGTGAGGCATGGCGTAGACGCCATCATCACCTTGGATCTCGCAGACCAGCGGTATAGCTGCATCCTGTGTAGCGACATTCGCAATGTAGTGTTGGTACAATGAGTCAGCAAGGTTTGTGAGCCCAGAGCCTGACGGGACTCCGTGCACACCGGTTAACACGCCATCGGGGGTGACAAGCCTGATGGACACGAACCGCCTGATGACTTCTTCAAACCGTTCCGAATGTATATCCTGGAACGACTTGGAGACGATGTTCCGCAAAAGAGCTGCGATCAAAGCTGGATTGACTGATGCGTCGAATCCACTGAAATCAATGCTGACTAGCGTCGATCCAGTGGCTCGTGCGTAATCCATGACGCGGGAAACGCCCACCTCTACCTGTTCGGGACCAAGTAGGGCAGATCGCCAATCCTGACGTTTCTCATGAAGCAGGAGGACCTGATAGAATGCCATTTCCTCAGCGGTAACTGCAACCGGGAACATCCAAGTATCCCGAGTTTTACCACCCTCCTGCGTCCGAGTTCCTAGAATGGCTGGGTCTTCTCGCGAGAGGAGATCGTTCATCACCGATGCGTCTTTCAGATGAATGAAGGTGTCACGCTTCTTCGTCATGAAAGGAAGACCCGCGCTTGTACTCGGTTGAAGGCTATCAACCGCACTTGCAAGACTAAGCGGATGCTCGCCACGACCCCAGCTCGATGCGAATCTATCGTACGAACTGGTATCTAATCCGCTTTCGTGAGCTATTGAACCATGAATATAGCTCGCGAGGATCGAGTCCTTTCGATCTACCCAGGGTTTCGCTATGCTCCTGGGCCCAAATTTAGACCTATTGGACTCTTCCATTTCGAGTAGCTTCGCTCGCAGGTCGCCCGCGTGTTGGTCGAATATCGCTACCCAACCGTTGAGAATGTCTTCGGGGCTCTTATCTCCGAAGATCGGGCTAATAATGGCGTTATCAGCACCTTTCTCCACGCGGCCGACGGCGGATTCTAGGCGCTTAAGAGCGTCTGGACCAAGTGGCTCAATGGGCTCACCTGTGTTCCAGTCAACTGGAGTCACCATCCTAGACATAACCGTTCCACCTTTCAGTTACTCGCTAACCTGGTTAGCCTTTCCAGCATCCACCTCAACCCCGATGTTGTCGATCTGAGCGTTACCGGTACTACGTACTCGCAACGAACAGCCAATCATCAGGGCAAAGAGCACTACAGCCATGACAATGGCGGTCAAGTGCGTTTTCATAATTCACCTCCTTTGGGT